CAGTGTTAGGGGGTAAGGCTTTCTTTACCCAAGTATACTTGTTATATTCTTGGTAATCCCAAAACCTTCCCTTAGCTTCTATGAAAATTATTTTCCTACCAATCTTTTTTATAAAGTCAGGATGGTACACATGATCTATGGTGTACTTAACCTTATCTCCATGATGCTCCCAAGATTTTAAAACACCCTGATGTAAAGCATACTCCCAGTTAGAATCATAACTGGTTGGGACATCTTTTTCTTTAGGTCTAACAACCCTTTGTTTTCTAAATCCTTTTCTAATTTTCATTTAACTCTCGTAAAGTTTTTGGTAACACTCCACTCTCCTTATAGATTCGCTTAACCTTTTTTATAAACCATCTATAACTGTGCGAACTTAAATGGTAGCTTCCGTCTTGATAGAACAAGTGCGTTTGCTTTGGTAAAAATGACAAGGCATTATCTATATTATAACATTTCCCCTGCTCTGTGTCAACCAAAGTTCTTAACCAATCCACAATAAGCTCTTTAGATTTCTTCCTAATTAGCTTAGCGTTCCTTCCGTTCACGCAATAACCTCATCCACTCTAGGCTTAGACACAACTTTACTAAAGTAAGATAACCCCTTGTTATATTTAAAAATTCTAAGTCCTTTACCAGCGTTGGAATCCTTAAAGCATTCAACTTTGTGAGGACAGAACACGCAGTTCTTATGTATTTTCTCATTACCTTTCTTACCCTCCGCAACAGGACGATAGCATAAGGCTGGAGGGGGAGCATCTTTACCAAGAACATCTGTAATGTTTTGTATTCTGTTTCGTATAGGGGGCTTGTCTAACTCTTCAGGTTTATAAAAGCAAAGCTCTCCACTTTCTTTATTAACTACCAAGAAGCCTCCATTGTCTGTACCTTCGGCCTCTTCGTAGCCAGCCAACTGTGCAATGTATCCAAACGGATCGTCTTCCCTTAATGTTCCAGCCTTAAACTTTCTAAAAGCAAATCCAGATGCTGTCTTTATATCAACAACCTCTCCGTTTATTTTACAATCCATGTGACCGGATACACCATCTACTACAACTTGTTTTTGTTCTGAGTCTACATCGTTATCAGTCATCCTCAATAACATCAGAACTACTTCCTCCAGTAAATGACCATAAAGAAATTTAATAAATGTTTTAGGAGAATGCTTCTCTCTGTCTAATTCCCTATGACTATCAAACCAAAGCCTTCTTAGTGGCTTACCTATGTTCGACATCCTTAATGTAAAGGAAGAGTCTCTCTTCTCTGGCCTTGCCCAAGAACGCAGCGCACCCTTCATTCTCTCACCAAATTCTTCTATCTCTTCATCAGAAATATCTAATGGCTTTCCCTCTGATAAGGGGTCAAGTGCATTATAAATATCTTCTACTATATCATTCATCTCTATGCTCCACAAATCTAAGTTGTCTAGTGTCCTTGTTATATAAAAGAATTTTTATATTTTTAGCAGTCTGTCGTTTAGTTCTCATAGGATCTCCTTGCTTCTTACTCCTATCTTGTACAGTTTTAACATCTATTAATATAAATTTTTCTGTAGCAGGATGCCAAGCTACCATATCTGCCATGCCTTGACTACCTGCATTTGGAAATACTTCATAGCCTTGATCCCACAACCAAGTGACAGCATAGTATTCTGATAGATCTCCTACTCTACTTTTTGTAGGTTCTGAATCTCTAAATAAATCACCCATCTTTTCAGCGTCATCAATGCGTTTCATTTGCATCCCTCTACTAAGGTAAGTTCACCTGTCCAAGTGCAAAGATCATAAATATCATAATCTTCTTTTTTCTCATCTTCTTTATAGTGTACAGTTATATTAGGTCTTTTATATTGAGGATAACTTTCTTCTAGATTTACAAGAACTCTACCCGCTTGTCTAATGCTTGTTGTTTGTGCATGTTCCATAGGAAACCAACAATCATCACAACCATATTCTTCAGCCCAAACTGTATATACTTTAGTGCGTTTCATTCCAACTACTCCCTATCTTGTACTCTCCATCAAGAGGACAATTAAGTTTATAGTATTCTCCCGCTTCTCTTATGCTATCAACACCCCATCTTCCTACCATGTCAGCATGTTCTTCGTTGACTTCTATCTGCCACTCATCATGTATGTTAGCAACAAACCCCTTATTAAATTTTAAAGGTTGGGTGTAGACAGGCTTGGATTTAAATTTATTATCTAAACTTATCAACGCTCTCTTCATAGCTATCGAACCACCTCCCTGTAATAAAGTATTCAGGGCAGCATGTGGTGAGCGTATGAATAACTTCCTTCCATCTAATGCTTTAATGAATCCTTTTGCTGACGTTCTCGTAACTCTATCTTTAAGCTCTTTAAGTGCAGGGAGATTAGTAAGAAAACGTTCTCTAAGTTCTCTACCATCGTTTCTGTTTCCCCCAACCACTGTTCCAAGTTTCTTATCTCCTGCTCCGTATATGAGGGCATAGATGAAAGTTTTTGCCTGAGTTCTTGATTCAAGCCCAGCAAGCTGCTGATTAGTGGTGTGTATATCTCCGGTGAGGATTTCATTTATGTATTCCTTATCGTTCATGTAGTGTGCAAGCATTCTTAACTCTAACCCACTTGCGTCTATGCCTAAAAGTTTATATCCCTCTGGTACTGTCCAACAGGATCTACACTCTGCACCATAAGGAGAGGACACGCTAGGAATCTGAGCCATATTAGGACTACGATGGGTCATGCGTCCCGTGATGGTTCCGTTAGGATTAACAAACCCACGCACCCTACCATCTTCCTGTTGTGCATCCAGCCAAGAACCAATCAGTGCTATCCTTTTCTGTAACATTAAAAACTCTGCAATCAACTGTGCTTGGGGGATACCTTTTATTCTTTTCAACGTACCCTCGTCAACAATAGGCTGACCAGTAGGAGTAAGCTTTGTGGGTTTCCACCCAAACTCCTGTAAGTATTCCCCTATCTGTTTTCTGGAACCAAGATTAAATTCTTTAACCTCTGACCTTACAACAGATAAATTAGTCTGCATGGTTTCAAATTCTTGTGGTGTCAGCCTAGACTTCTTACCTGTTTGCAAGTCCTCTGCCATCTTAGACATTGCTCCACTCTTAGTATAGGTAGGATACAGTGTAGTGTAAGATGTGTGTGGTTTGAACTCCTTCTGTACTTCCTCTACCACAGAGGTAAGCCTATCGTTTAGTTCTCCTTTTAACAGGGAAGCTGCTTCATCATCAAACAAAAAGCCCCTGTCTCTTTGATCGTTTAAAATTCTAGCAGTCTCTTGCTCTAACTGTACTGACTCAGGACTAAATCCCTTTGACTCCAGCTTCAAATAATCGTATACTCTTTTGTTAAGTAGTGTATCCCTTTCACAATACTTTACCATGTCCATAGAAAAATTCTGGAAGTCTTCAAATTCTTTCTTAGGTAAGCCTAGTCTATAACCCCAAGACTTTAAGCTGTGACCCCCATCTCTAACAGGATTAAACAACCTTGATATGGTAAGAGTATCAACAATTTTCTTACAGGAAAGATCAATACCACATAATTTTTTTATTACAGGTATATCAAAGCCTAGGATATTGTGACCTATTAGTTTGTTAGTAGACCCCAATGCTATTAGTCCTTGAGAAAGAGAATCATTATAATATGATCTTACCTCTTCTGTCTCAGGATCTACTGTAGTTATACACCATATCTTTGTTGCGTTTAAATCGTCTGTCTCTATATCAAAGACCAGTGAGTTCATCTGTTTCCTCCACATCAACCTCAGACAATCTGCCTGTGTCTCTGTTGTATAATAAATGTGTAGCCATACCGACATCACCAGTGTACCTAGACTTCAGCACCCTCAAGTGGGTTGTATTAGATTCAATCAAATCATCCGCTTGCTGGTTACGCTCAAGAGCTATGACACAATCAGACAGTTGAGCTATAGATTGAGAACCTCTAAGGTGATTAAGCCCTACAGTAACTCCATTCTCATGCCCTCTGTTGCCCTCTATCCTTCGTAGATGTGACACTAGGATCATCCCTGCTCCTGTCTCTTCAACAATAGAGCGCAGCTTTGTCATAATATTATCTATGTTTCTGCGTTCATCTCCTTCCGCTACTGAGGACACAAGCATATGTAGGTGATCAACTACTATCCACTTACAGCCACATCCGACTACCATAAATCTTATCTTAGAGAAGATCTCATCCAGATCATTAGACCCAAAGTGTGCATGTATCCACACCCTGTCCTTGTTCTCACCCTCAAATAGCTTAGAGAACTTAGCATCCAGCTGTTCTTGTGTGAACTCTTCACGCACCTGATCAACATAGAGCCTAGCGTTTGCTTCTATTGAGAGTATTCCATCAACAGTCCTACGCCAATCTTCTTCTAGTGCTATCACACCTACGTTATCTCTTGTCTGACTGACTAGCCAGTGTTCTATCTCTCTGGTTATTGAGGACTTACCTAGTCCTGTTCCACCAGTAAGAGTAACTAGTTCTCCCTGCCTAATACCGTACAGCTTTTCATTAAGCCCACTCCAAGGGTAGGGAACAGAGTCTTTTCTTTCTCGACTATTAAACTTATCTTTATTGTCGCTTACGTTTAGTACACCAGAAGGTGTGTAAGTCTTAGCATTCCACCACAAGGAGACATACGCTTGGTTCCTTCGCTGACGCAACATATCGTTAGCATCCTTGAAGTCACTAGTCAAGCTAAGTATCTTGGCCTTGGCTGGGCTGAGAACCCTAGCAACTTTT